GTCATAAGCGATGGCAGAGCCTTCGTTCTTAACAGGTGCAGCAGAGAAACCAGACAGTTTCGTCTCTTCTTCAAAAGAACGCTCAGAGGTTTCAGTTTCATAAATTTCTTTATGCTCTTCACCATATTTTGCGTACTCCAAACCGAACAAAGCGTTCAGGCCGGGGAGAAGTTCTTTAAGTAGTTGTGCGCGTGAAATAGCCATTTTAGATTACTCCTTAAACAGCGTTAGGGTTGTAATAGCTATGGACGCCCATATTGAGCTTCACTAGCACTTCGGGGTATACGGTAAACACAAAAGTAGCAGATGTACCTTCAGTTCCCATGGCCGCGTTGATAGTCACTGAAGTAGCACCAGCGGCTGCGGCTGTGGTCACGAATGAACCAGAGCTATAGTACTGACCGTTTGCAGTGATATAACCAACATCAGAACCAACAGGAATAGCAATAGGCAAACCAGAACCGGTCAAGGTAATGGTAGTAGTGCTAGAAGTGCCAGTAGCGCTGGTTGTGTATGCAGTCTCAGGTACCACACCCATCACACGGATAGGCAGAACCGTACCGGGAGATGTCAAGGATGTAGGAGCAGTCACGCCAATATAGGAGTTACCTGTATTAACGTTGCCTGTACCACCAGCCCATGAGCGGTTGATTGCAATGTTTTGGCCAACCAAAGCGTTTGAGCCAGAGGCCAAAGTACCGGCAGCGATTTGCACCGCAGCCTTAAACACTTGGTCAGGATCATCAGCAACGATAGCAACAGCGTCACCAGCAGTAGTACCAGCGGGCCAGTACTGAGCAAATTGACGTTGCTTAGTCGTAGGGTTAGTGTAAGAACAGCCCAAGAAGACGCCAATGATTTCGTCTGTGGGTGTAGAGTTGAACGCGCTGTTGCCGGAGCTAGAGGTAATCGTAGATTGAACTACAAAACCACGCACCAACTTAACGAGATCACCGTAGTACAAGTTAGCGTTGTAACCGTACTGGATAGGTAAATTGCGGGTAGAACCAGCAAATACCTGACCACCGATCAGATTGATCGGCTTTAGGCCGTAAGGGGCCGTAACATCGGGATAAGCCATAAAAGACTCCTATTTAAATTTAAGTACCTTTGCCAAAGCTACTTGAAGATTTACGCTCTTGGAAGAGCGGCATCCGCGCATCGCTTTGACGCATGAAACTATTGTCTACAGCGTCCGTTTGAGCTTGTGTTTGCTTGGCGTAATAAGCATTACGCTGGTCAATAAACTCACTCGGGCTCTTGCAAAGCAACAGTCCGCCAATCTCAATGTTGTCTTTAAAACGACTATTGGGATCAACTAAGAGTTGAAATTTCGGCTGCTCTTCTATACGTACTGGTTCCCAGCCCTCGCGTTGTTTCGCAGAAATGTTGCGGGGGTCAGGATTGTTCATTGTAGAGACACGAATCCAGCGATATGCAAACCCAGCCTGCTTGTCGGGCTCGGGGAGAAGCTCTGCAGGTGCCCACTCTTTAGGGCGCATGCTAACTTCTCGGGTTTCAATTTCACGTGGTGTTCTAGTTTCAGCCATTATCTGTTCTCCAATTTTCTAAGTTCAAATGCATACTGTTCTGGGGTCAATCCAAGTTTCTTGGATATTGCGATCTGCGATTGTCTTAACTTTATCTTTTTAGATGAAGTGCTTCTCGTAGCTGGCGCAACCACCGTGCTCGGTTTTGTACGGGCAACAGATTCACTATCCGCCCTTTCAGGCTCGTTAAAATTCTCAGAGAACCTTCTACGAATCGTTCGGTCCAACGTCGTATAGTACTCATCAGAGCCAACTGGCACACCTTGACGCTTGAGTTTTTCGTGTAACCCTAGCGCCGCAGCCGTCATTTCCTCGTCTTGTCCAAACCAGGAATTACGTTCTTGCCACTCCATCGCCCGATTGTCCGGACGGGGAGCTTGTTGAACTTGCTCTTGAGGCGTTTGTACTTCATATTTTTCCTCTTGTAAAGAGGGCATACGAAAATTGTTTGCCTGCATGACACGCAAGTTAGCCGCCTGCATTGCCTGCTGGGCTTCCATCTCGGCATCTGTATCACCCATATCACGCGCATCTTTGTATGCACGCTGGGCCATTTTTAACTCCATTTGCGCAGCATTCTGGATGGTTCTAGCGTACTCTTGACTACCATTTTGGATCATGGTGGACATACGCTTGTTCTCATCCATGAGCTTTCTGGCCATGTTGATAGCCTCTTGCTGCTCACGGTACGCCTCTTCTTTGGCACGGCGTTCATCGTGCCAGACCCGCTTCATCTTAATGAGCTTGTCTTTGGCGTCCTTGCTGTATTTATCTAGCTCGTCGGTTTCTACTTCAAGCTGTCTAACTACATCTTGAGATACGGGAGTTCGGCCACGATCATCTTCGGGTGTATCGTCTTCAATCTCAATCTCAATATCGCCATCCTCCTCGATAGTAATATCCACGTTAGTGTCTACTTCATCGGGGAATTTATAATCGTCGTTTGGGTTTGTTGCCATGTCCGGCTCCTTTTAAAATTTACGTTTAATGCCGCGTGGATCATCTACAACAGCCTCTACGGAGTCGTCGTTGATGATGCGGAATTCGCGTCCATGAATAACCAAGCGCGTTCCCGCATTTGGTCTAACCAAGATAAAGTCGCCTTGCTTACAGTAAGGTCCGTTAGGGAAACGGGATTTATCCTGGTAGCAATCCTTACCCATGTCTACAACAAATAAAACCGTGGTCAAGGTTTCTTCATTGCGCATGGTTTCACTAGCTTTTACCAAGCCAGCTTCACTTTCCTCAAATTGCTGGTCCGCTTCTGGGATAGCGCAAAGTATGCGATAGCCTTGTGGGCGGGGTAGTTGTTTGGCCTTTTCATTGGCCGTTTTCGACATCAGTGCAGATAGGTCAATCGCACGTGAAAAGTCTAAGGTTTCACTCATCGTCCGAGTTCTCCAAGTTTCGTTTCAGGTCTGTTGTGTATTGCCTTGCGAAGAGCAGACCCTTAATCTCCCCGCAAAGTTGCTTGTACTCTTCAAAAGAACTGGCACGGCCAGCAGCTAAATGGTCTGTTAGCTGTTTTACTTTTGCATCGAGTTCAACCGTTATGGTGCCTAATACGTCCATTACTCACCTTTGTTTTTTTTCATGTGGATAGTTTTAAGAGCATCCGCAAACAACTCTTTTTCTTGCTGTCTATCTTTGTGTTTCACATCTACAGCCGCCCTCAACGCGTTAATGTTGTTGCGACTATTCTCCAGCCTAGTTTGCTGTTTCATTTGAGCTGCAGCTTTGAGGGCATCTACGTTTAGCGCCCTGTCTTCGTTCTGCTTCTTAGCCTCAATCTGCGCTTGTGCAATAGCTTGCTGAGATTGAATCCGTTGTTGTTCAACGGCCAACTGAGCTTGCCTGAGCTGTGCATCTTGCGCGTCTTTTTGTGCTTTTCTTTGCTGCTCGGCAGCTTTGATCTGCAATTCTTGCATCTGCATCTGAACAATCGGATCCTGCGCCTGCTGCTGGGCTTGTTGTTGCGCCTTTTGAGCCTGACTCATCTCCAATAAACGCTGCGAAGCCTGTGCCAACATCGGTGCAAGTTGAGCTTCCACCTGTGGATCCATCGGAATATCCTCGCCCGCCTCGTCTTTTTGTGGCGGCAAAGAAAATCCAAGCTGTTGTTCAATCTGAATGCGGTATTCAAAGCCCACATGCTCGTTAATGTGCGCCATCATGGCCGCTTGCATTGACTGAGCCGCAGGATTTCCCTGCATAAGCTCTTGAATTTTCGGATTTTGCATGGCCGTTATGTGAACCTGGATGTGCGCCTGATGATTTTGCGTCAAAAACGCTTTTACAGGCTTTTGCATCAGCACATTTTGGTTTTCCGTCACCGGATCTTTGGGCAATTGGTCGTCATCCATGGGAATTAGCTTGGGTGCGTCCTTAATTCCCAACACTTCCAGCATTTGACGGTGCAAAAGCGGCATGTTGTACATTTGGGGAGCAGTCTGAGCTAACTGAAGCACCGCCTGATACTGCACAATCTTCTGCGCCATCGTAGAAGCGTTAGGATCAGACACTGGAATGACGTTTACGTTGTCATAGTCAGAGCGTTTTGCCTGTCGGCTGCCTTCAACTGGCTCATAGTCGTAGTCTTCAGGCGTATATGCAGCAATAATCTTCTTCAGAAGACCCAATTCCTGCTTCATTGAGTAGTGAACACGAGCTTGAATGGCGCTCATGGTCTTCAATGTTCGCTCCAAAATGGCCAATGTGGTACCAACTGGAGAGTTGGCGTTCATGTCGGCAATCTGTAGATCCGCTGTGTTAGCAAACCTTCGGCCTTCATCCACGATCTGGTTCAAAAGCTGCAGCAGGGTCTGGCTTGGCTCTTTATATGGAAGCGGTAAGAGGTTATCTTTAATCGTCCCAGATGGAACATCCACATCACGGAATTCTCCGGGTGCGATTGGCGTATCGTCACCCTTGACCCGCATACCGCGAGCTTTAAATCCGCCTGGTAAATTGCTTAACGTACCAGCATCGACAAGCTGTCTAATGAGTGAGGTGCCAGACTTAGCAAACGCCCCCACAAGATGGATAAGGCCAAAGTAATAGAAACCAAAACCAGGCACATAGCCATAGTGCACAAAATGCTGGCGCTTCTGATAAGTCTCGTCTTCAGGGTCCCAGTTACGGCGAATGGCCAAACATGTATTACTGCCCTTCTCAAGCGTGACAATGTACGG